GATCTGCTACTGTATTGTCCCAAATTAAATCTAAATCGCTTGATGTAACAGAGTCTGCCCAATTGTTTTGATCCCATAAAGAGTTTTGATTTTGCTCTGAGGAGTCATAAGAAATAGAAAACCTATCGAATAAGTTTAATTGTGGAATGAATGAAGTAGAAAACTCAACTTCTGTTTTTAAAGCAGAGTAGTCATTAAAGATATTTTGAGCAATTGTGTTGGCGACTGTGCTTGTTGGAATAAAGAAGTTTTCAATCGAAAGCTTTTGTTCACCTAATACATAAGGGTTTGAGCTTGGTGAAACAAAATAAGATGATTCGATTAATTCATAGCTAGAAGTTGTGTCTTCATTTTTCCATTTTACTTCTACCGCTGAATAATACTTTGAGACTTTTTTTCCATAGGATGAATTGTTTTTCATCGTATGACCATATTCAGTATTAAAAGTGCCTGCTCCATAAAACTCAAAGGCAAGTGCTGAGGAGTTTACAGCACGAGACTTAAATTTAAACTTGCCGTCGTTTGTAATAAATGGAACGTAGTTTTCTGCCTCTGCTAGTTTTTCAATTATGTCCCAAGCGCTCTTGGTGAATATCTCATTGCTTGTCGAGGTGTTTAAATTTGTATAGACATTAGTTGTAGTGTCGATCTCCCAATTAGTCGTAGTATCTCCAAAGAATTGCCTAAATATATAAGTCCCGAAAGCGTCTTGTTGATCACGCAAGCCTTCCATAAATCGACTTGCCGTCATTCCAGTAGATGTAAAGAAAGTAAGTTTCTTAGCAGGGAAGTCTTGAAATACAGACATAAGCGGAGCTGCATTAAATGTGATTTCGTTTGTGTCAAAATAAGGAATATCACCTTTTATTATTCCGATGAAAATAGTTGAGTCCTCGTTATAGTCCCATAGAGCGCCACCATCGTCCCACAGTGCTTGATCCCAAAGAGTAGCGCCAGGATATTCACTTCTAGAATAAATGCCGTGAGAGTCTCTTGTCGATTTTGTAAAGCCAGCTTCTATTTTAAAAAGAGTTCTTTGAGGGTTTAAGAAATTATACCAGTAGCTTGATTCGAAAGTTTCGGGATTGAAACGACCTCTCCTATTGTTCACTGTAAAATTAAGATTAGAAAAACTAAACTTATAAAGCCTCACTGAGTCTATTTGATTTCTAATTTTTCCAAACTTAATCATGTCACTGGTTATTTCAAACCAGTCACTCTCATAAAGGCCAGTTATAGCGTCCCTTCGTTTTATGTAAGCCCTTCGGAAAACATCCGAGGTAGGCGCTTTAATAAGAGAGAGTATAGGCAAGCTCATATTGAAGTTTCCATAATAGAAATATTTCCAGAAAATCCGCTTGATGAAGCGTTATCAGAATATTCATAAAAATTAAAATCACCTGGCCAGACACCTTCATAAGCAATTGCGTCCCAAGCTGTAGAAGTTCCAAAAGGAGTGAAAATAAAAGAGTCGTTTAAATTGTAGATTGATTCGTAAGCATCCCTTTCTGTTTGAGTGATGTAATCAACGCTGAAAACAGTCTCCCATTTTCTTTTGATGTTATGAATACGAGTGCCACCATCGCTCATCTTATGAACTATCTGCTTAGTTTTAATTTTAGGCTTATATGAATTGGCAGAAGGAAGAACAGTGGGTGAGAAAAGCAATTCAGAAATAAACATATATCCAATTTGTTTTTCTTCGTTAGCGACAATTGTCTTCTTCATGTCTAGAGTGATTGAACTTGCCGAGATTGTATTGAATCGCAAATAAAGATTTTCTTCTGTATTGCTTGTAAAATAGCTTGTTGTTGTAGGACCGCTTGTGAATGAAAAAGCATTTGCAGTCACTCCATTATAAAACATATTGAACTCTTTTAGATTAAAACTCTTGAGCCCTATTCTGCTAATGCTTTTTGCAGTATCGAAAGTTATTGTGATGCTTGCGCTTGTTAGATCATTCGCTAGCCCATCGGTGTAATACTGATAAGTCGTGTCTGGATTAAAAAGGTTTATTGCCGTCGAGGTATTTGAAGTAACATTCAATTGCGTGATAGTATTAATCATGTTTGTTCTAAGAAATTCCATTTTATATCCTATCAAATGCGGTTGATTGATTATTTTTTCTTAAAATATAAAGCTCTTTATCAAGTGCTAAAGCTAACTCTTGAGCACTAGATCGATCACCTAAAAGCCCTCCATTAATTGTTACGTTGATAGTTGTGCCACCGCCAAAGCCCATAGATCCGGCTTTGTCCAAAGGAATCACGGCTTCATCTTGTCCGCCCTCACCGATTGTAGCCTGCACACCACCCGGGCGAGACTTCACGATACCGCCTTCTGCTAACTGTATGCCTGCCACTTGAGCCGCTTGTGTAGCCATTGCTGCAGCGACAAGTCCTGCAGCTGCAAAGTTAAGAGGCGGAGGGAATGCGCCAAGAGCCCTACCGATTGCTACAGGTGTTTGAATTGCAATTTCTGTAACTGCAGCGGCTTTTCCGATTGCAGCAAGTTCACGGTTAGATGAACGAGAGAGGCCTGAAATTGTAGAAAGAGTGGAGGCTCTGTTAGCTTCCATTATTTTATTTTTTTCGTTTTCAAGGGCTATCGTATTTGCATTGGCTTTTTGTTGAGCTAATGTTTCTTCGAGTTTTGCTTTATCCTCTAAGACTTTTCTTTTTGCAGAGGCACTTGAGGCTACTTGAAATTCTTTTTCTTTCTGAGCAATCAAAGCTTGTGTCTTTGCAATGTCTGTTTGAGAAAGTGCCAATGCTTTGTTTGATTCTTCTGTGATCAATCTTGCCATGTCTTCTTGATGCTGAATGTCTGCTAAGGCAAGATCATTGGCTCTTTGTTGACTCTTTCTTTCGGCTTCCATTACAAAAGCATTATCTCTCTCTTTCTGTAAAACGCCTTCTCTGTTTTTTAAAGATTGTTGTAGTTTTAAAGTTTCTTCTTCATTATTAATTTCTCTTTCAGCTGCAAAGGCCTTATCAATTTCACTGAGTTTTGATCCTAAACTTGTGGCCCTATCGGTAGCAATTTGATCAATGTCTGTGTAAGCCTGATTTATTATGTCTGGAATGCCTTTGAAATTTCCTTCAATCGCTGTTCCGACTACAGCTGCAGCGGTGGCAAGACCTGTCGTGATAACTTCTGCTAAAGTGCGAATGCCCTCGTATGCATAAACCGAAGCAATAATAATATTTTTTATGACGGTAGTCATTCCATCAAGAACAGGAGTCACGATACTTGCGTCACCTGCTAGCGCATTTAAAGCCTTTGCAACGAGAGTCACAATAGGCGCTAGTCTTTCACCAAGTGACTCAAACAAATCCCCTACAGTGACCTTTAGCTGTTCTAAAGAGCCAAGGCCTTCGGCAGCTGCAGCGGCTTGACCGCCAAACTTAGAATTGAGCCCTTCAATAACAGCTGCCATTTTTTCCTGTTTACTTGCGGTGGCACTGACTTCTATTCCATAACGACCTAATGCGTTTGTTGTGGTCCCAATGGATTTTCCGACAACTTCGGCAGCACTTGAGAGATCCATTTTCTGAGCCGCTGCGAAATCAAGAATAGTCTGAGTGAGTTCTTTGGTGATTTTTGTAGAGCCGATTTGTTGTTGTAATTGACTCTGAGCCATCATGATCTGTTCGTCACCATAAGTTGACAACTTTTGCAGAGCGCTTGCCTGAGCTGAATATTCGTCAACAAGTTCTTTGGAGTATATTCCGTTATTGATCATTGACTGAGAGAGTGACCTGACTGCGTCTTCTTGTTCTTTGTAAGCAGAAATAGATTTATAAACGACTGCGCTTAAGGTAGCAAAACCTGCAGCTCCAATCTTTGCCATTGAAGCAAGCATGTCACTTGTGCGTGACAAGGCTTCTTCACCCATTGTTTTAATTCTTAATAATAACGAAGCTTCTCTATCTGCCACGAGTTACCCCTTTTTGCTTCCTTGCATTTTTGGCGTCATTCTCAAAACCAATTCTAGCAGTTAATAAATTAAATTGAAACTCTCTTGCGTCTTGCTTTAAAACCTCGCTAGGAAATTGCCCATATCTTGTACAAATTAAATCCAGTTCTATTAACTTTTCTCTGCTTAAATATTTTATTTCACTTTTTTTTTACCGTAAGTGAAAAGCATTATTTGTTCATAAAGATCATTAACTAAAGAGGGATCAACAAAAAGGTCCTCTACAAAAATAGATCCTTCTTCTTTTTTCAAACTGAGCTTTGGAAATATCACACCTGCGCAAATGACATGGCAAAGATGCTCCATTATTTTTTTATCAGAGACTAGATTCGCTGCATCTTTATTGCCTGTTTTGTATATTTCAAAAGAAGAGACAAGAGCCTTTGAACCGTCGAGATAATTTAAAGAATTAATTTTCTTAATCTTAAATTTAACTCCCGAGACTAACACTACTTTAGTCTCGTCTAGTTTTGATTTTAAAGAACGTGAGAAAAGTGAAAACATTTTTTCCTTATGCGTAGCTAGAAGCAAGATTAGTAACGTAACTTCTTACAGCGTAACCAGTAGCAGAGCTTGCGTCTCTTAAGATTGCAAAAGACACTTCACTGGAAAGAATTTCTCCAGGTCCGCCAACCTCGGGATCACCTGCCTCAGTGATTAGCAAGTAAGGGAAAGACATTCTTAAGCCTTCTTTTTTTGCGGAGCCTGTGAGAGTATTTCCTAGAAATTCAAACTCACCATAAAATCTAGTGCCGGCAATCATTGCATCAAAAGCAGTAGTAGTATCAAACCTAATTTTACATTTAAGCTCAGGTTTTGCCATGCCTGCAGGTAGACATTGGATAACATCGCTTCCGATGTTTCTTTGATCACCACTTAGGTTGTTTGAAATTTTAAACTCCATAGAATCAATAAGCCAATAGCTAGAAGTTGTAAGAGCGTTAGTTGTTTCAATGCTCAAGCGTCCGTTTACAAAAGAAAGAGGCTCTTGAGTGAGAGTCGTAAGAACCGAAGAAACATCATTTGTTGTGATTGTAGAATTTTTTCCGATCATTCCTACAGAGCAAATTAGGGCTTCATCAAGCTCTGCCTTAATGGTGAGTTCATTCACCTTAAGGCCAGTGTACTCAAAAATCTTGCCGTCCGTGGCTTGACCTTTGCGCATATTAGCAGAAAGGCTTGAATAGGTCGCTGCAAAATTAGCAATGTCGATTTGATGGGTAAAAGCCAACCCTCCAATGGTTTCTCCTGTCGCCGTAGCGGATGTTACAGGCCCCCCTCCAAAAGCATTTTGCAATAAATAATTACAAGCTGGGTTTTTTGGTGAGAAATAAAACTCCGCTTCACCCTCAACCGTTTTACCTAGCTGTATAGAATTTGAATTTGTTCTTGAAGTTTGGATCTCTTCTAAGACCTTCACTTCTTTTGTTGTCTTGAGACTTGCAGACAGAAAGTTTATGCCAGCTGTGCAAGTAGCATAAGTTCCATAAGTGATTTCTCTTCCAAAAGCTAGGTAGCTTAAATTTCCTACTAGGCATCCTTGACCTACTGGCATAAATCCTCCTTAAACAGTTTTTAAATAATTAAATTAATGATCTCTTGCAATTTCTCCAATTGTCTTCTCAAGATCGTTTTTCATTTTCATAATTTTTCTAAGCTCCACTACTGAGTCTCTTACTATAGAGCTATCTTTTTTCTTGTAAGAATAATTCATTTGTTCTTTTAAATCACCGAATCGCACTCCGGAAAGAATAGTTTCTTTAGAACAACAAACGACATTTAATTTAAAATTAGTAATATAAGTTCTTAACCACTCTTCAGAGAAAGCA